CCCTGATCCGCCACCGCCGCCACCGCCACCAGAACCAGCACTTCCTTCAGCACCCCAGGATGCGCTGCTATTATTGGGAGCACCACCGTCACCACCGTCACCAGAATAACCACCAGCGCCGCCGCCTCCACCACAATGTGAACTGTGAGACGAGGCTCCGACTGATCCACCATCTCCGCCATTGCCTCCGCCATCTCCTGTATAACCACCCCCTGGAGGTGCATATTGTAAACTATTACCCGCCCCTCCTTTACCGCCTCCACCTTTGACAGTAGAAGATGAGCTAAACCAGGTATCATCACCATCAAGCGTATTACTATTACTAGGAGAATCGTTATAGACCGCTGATTCTCTACCTCCTATTTGATAACTAATAGAAGCTCCCGGGGTGACCGAAATATCGTTCTTATATCCTAGCCCTCCCCCTGAACAACCACTCCTATTTCCAACCGTTCCAATAGAACCACCTGACCCAATACAAACAACACTTACAGAAGTAACACCAGCGGGAACAGTCCACGTACCGGAATAACTAGTTGTAGCACCAGCAGGACGGGTTAGAACTTCTTGACCAGGGTCTGCGGCACCTGCAGCTCCTACACCCAAAAACATTTGTTGAATAGGCATTAGCTCAACCCCGCCCCTGATATATAGCCAATATTATGAGCTGCCATCCATACAGTAGCCATGCCACGGCCAGCAAGGGTACGGTTTCCAGTGGAGGCATCTGATGTGTTATAGAGAGTAAAATTCGTTCCCTGAACAATTGTTTCATTGTTTCCACTATTATTGATAACAGTTACGACATCACCAGCCGAAAAAACTGAAGGATTGAACCAGACATCGTAAGCAATATAAATAACTTTCCCTGCATCTGCCGCAGTTGCTACATGGTCTGAACTTGGGGAGTTAGCAGGTACAGAACGCAGGTTTCCTTTTGAATCTGTTACCGTTCCAGTTACCGTAACGCCAGCCGCTGATGTGGCTAAACGGGCAGAATTATCGAAAAATAATTGTACTGAGCCATTGCTATTACAAATAAGAGAATCATGCGCTCCTGTAGCATGATCTCCTGCCCTAAGATGAATAGACTTAGCTCCTAAAGTCTCTATTTTTAAATCACCTGTCGCAGCGTTCGGGACTTCTATATAGTTTGTATTTGAGGCATGGTATAAATTTAAATCTGACCCACTACCAATTTTCACCCTCTTATCATCTGCTAATACTACATCTCCAGCAAACGTGGTATTGCCATCGTATGCAATGGTCGCTGAAACTGTGCCTCCCGTATAAAACTCAATATCACCACCTGTAACATTTCCCGCCATTACATAGCGTTTACCAGCTAAAGAAGCATGTTCGTTACCATAAAACGCATCGCCAGCCCCTCTTGATTGAGAAGCTGAACCACCCGCATTAATATTTATTTGTCCATTGTCAGAAGCATCAGCCGTTGTTCCTAATATCTTTGCTGTTGCGCTGCTTAGTTTTATTTCACCTGCAAACGTGGCGTTTTGTGAGCTATCTATTGTTAAAGCATCAGTAGCTGATGTTCTAAATGCTAATGAACTATTACTATTATCATATTTAATTCTGCCTTGATTATAAGAATCAGTGTCGCCAAGATTGATAACTGCTCCTGAATCATTTTTAGATATAATCGTAAATTCAGTATGTGCTGCGGTGTTTTTCAACTCAAGGCGAGTATCAGTTGAAGAAGCTGAAGTTGTACCAACTAAAAAACAATTTCCGCTCTTATCCCATAACCCATTAGAACTATCCCCCGTAAATACAACATCACCTGTATAAGTAGCCCCTGATAGATTCGCCTTAAGTGCATCTGCGGTATCTACATATGCTTTAACTGATTGCTGAGAAGGCGGCTTAGTTGCGCTATTAGTTGAGAAGTCATCTTCATCTAATAAGTCGGTTGAAATTGAATAATTATTTGCACTTGATGCAATGCCATCTAACTTATTTTTTAAATAGGTAGAGAAATTATTATCAGTTTGACTATCAACTACAAAGTCAATTGTTCCGTCTGAATCTTGATAAGTAACAGTAATTCCAGTTTCAGTATTTCCCGTCAACATTCCACCAACAAAATCTTCAACCTGTTCTTCTGTTAATTGAGTATCAGTATTAGAAATTGTATTTGTAAAGGTGATCTTATCGCCTGATCTAGCAATGCTTAAACCTGTACCAGCTTCTAAAACAACATCGTCAGTACCTGAACCACTACCGCCAGCCGTTAACCTTATTTTTTCCTCATCTGTGTTATCACCGTCAACGCATGAGATCGCATAAGTTGTATTTGCTGCATTGGCGTTGAAATATGCCTTAATTGACTGCTGAGACGCAGCTTTTGTAGCACTATCACTAGCGAAGTCATCTTCATCAAGAAGATCAGAAGAGATTGCGTAATTATTAGCACTCGCAGCAATACCGTTTAATTTTGTATGATCTGCATCCGTGAAAGTGTTTGAATCTGAAGCGGCCTCAACGGCGGCGGCAATGTGAGCTGCTGTTATTGCCCCAGTATTTCCATTAACAGAAAGGACCGCATCTGTAGGCGTAGCAAGCAGGGTAAAATCTGCCATGCTGCCAGCGGAGCCCGAATTGCGGACGTAAGATTTATTTTCATCTGACCTAACTACTATGTCGCCTTCTTGCGTTGTTAAAGCTAAATGAGCTGTTTGATTAGCTGCTGTTTGAACAGTCGTCAGAGCAACCGCGCTAGCTGATATAACATTTGAGCCACTAATTGAAACGCCTGTACCTGCTGTATATCCTCCAGCTCCGGGGGCATACGCCAGCGAAGCCCACGCCGTTGATCCATCCCCAATCTTATATTTTTTTGTGTTTGACTCCCAACCTACTTCGCCAGCTAATAACGTAGGATTCGCAGTAGTCCAATTGCTACTGGTATCAATTCGTTGCTGAATCTGAACTTTTACGGTTGTGCTCATACTCCTTTAGCGTTGCCACCTTTTAATAAATATTCTAGAGAGGAACTTGAATGTCCTGCCGCGTCCTTACAAAATAAATAGAACGGCGATGTTCCATTGGCAAAAAATGAGTCATCAACTGTTTCAGCCGTTGTATTAGCACCACCACCGCTACTTAAATTATAAGTAAGGTCAACCCCTGATAAAACAACTAGATTGATTTCTACATCATGGAAAACACCTTTTTGTGTCTCGCTTGGTGTAGAAGCGTAACGATAAAAACTAGTACTTTGAGTAATATTTGCACCACCAAAAACAGAGGTAGGAATTTTGAATTTATGATGTAAACCCGCCGCTTCTAAATAATGATTTCTAAATAGCCCCATTTCTGTCTGTGTGAGGTCTGTATATTTAAAAATAATCTCATGATTCGATAAAACATTACTTCTTCTGAATCTGATAGGTCCACTTGATAACGTGCTTGATTGACTAACATTTAAGCCGCCTACGTTATAACTAATTGCATTAGGTTTTCTTTCGTCTGGATAATCTTGCATTGTTAAATCGTATAAGGTGGCAATAACTCAAGGTCTACATTCATATTAATTTGTCCGTCTACTTCTTCTATTTCTGGACTGCCAGAATATCGCCACTTATAACCAGTTGGAAAAGTTAAATTAGTTGCAACTAGTGTTTCTGTAGCCAAATCAAAAGGTTCAAAGGAACCATGAAAAGCGTAATGAGATACTAGGCTTTGTTGTTGAGCCCTACTCACTGACAAGAAACTTAATCTCAATTGATGACCATAGGAAACAGATGAATGTCTAACATTTGTCTCATTACCTGAAAGCGTACCTAAAGCGCTACTAGCAAAAAAACCCGGTGTATAAACACGACCGCTAGGAACGAGAGATGAAGGAAAATTAGCAGCCATTTTTAATCGTCCGATATTCCAAAGTCTACGGCGCTTTGATAGGAGTCAATCTTCCATCTATCTGTTTCTGCATGTGGGTTCCTTCCTCCCCACGTCTCGGCAACTGTCTTATTATCTCCCGTATCATTGCTGAACTCCCAACTGCCTGTAATTAGCCATTCAGTTCCTTGAGAACTTGGCGCACCTGTTGATAGTTTTGGTTCTGTAGCGTACCCGCATAAAGGGCCTTGTGTCGTGTCAACACCTAAGCCACCAATGCGGCGTTGGCCTCCCCCGCCTGTGGTCCCTACATGCCTTTCTTTTACCATTGATCGCCATGGGTCTATAGCGCCATCTTGGTAATATAGGCGGCCTGTACTTCCCGTACTAGATTCATCCATATTATAAATTCCAACAACGGCGCAATGTTGAGAACCATTTAAGCCAACATAATTTTCAAATTCCATCCAATCAGAGGTATAAGTTGTCGTCTCATCATCCGTAGAACCTGATTTAATTTTTGTTCCTTTCCATCTAACATAATCAAAGCTTGTAACGTCTGGTTCTATTGCATTTCCTGTCTCACCTATTGGCTCAGCCGGGCCGTACCCATCAGGGCTAGCAGGATCAGGACAAGACCATTCAGCACCCACAATATGATCAATATCTGCGCTTGTTAATTCATAGCTACCGCTTCCAACATCACTAGCAAAACATTGAATATCTTCTTTTATGTCGTCTGGGACAAACTCACCAACGGCGGGGCCAGTTTTGGGCCTCCTGTAATAACAAACCCGACCGCCTACACATCCGGGGCCTGTAGCCGTCAAGGTATCACCAACTTTCAAATTACCGCTTCCATCATCTGTTAAGCCTGTTGCATAATCAGCTTCAAAAGGATCATCAGCATTACCTAAATCCTCTTCATACGGCATATCTTCATCAAAAGTAGGTGATAGATACTCTGTACCGCTAATCACTGGGAAGCCTGTGTAAGGGTAACTAATTCCATCATCTGCAATGTTTCCCGTACCTGTATTTGAATGGCACGTAAGGTCATTCCTGCCAGTTGGTAACACAGTTCCAACCGCTGTAGCAGCAGCAACCGCTCTAGCAATAATTGACCTTTTAGAACTATCAACGGGGAAATGAATAAGATCTAATTTAATAATTCCTGATGTTGCTTTTTCAATCCGTTCAACTTCATATAGAAAATCGTGATAATCAACAGTACCCGCGTTCGTTTCTCTTCTTAGCTTGAGTCTTACGATGTCTCCAAGAGCAAGCGAACTATTAAAAGTGGAAGGTCTAACACTAACGCGAACAGTATGAGTGATGTATTTTCTACGCGCTATTTGATAAGCGCCATATTTAACAGCGTGAGATTCAGAACAACACCACTTTGATAAATCATATTGAATAATGACAGGATTATTTACCCCCGTTTCTTTTACTTCTGATGTTCTAATAATTCCTATGTCGTTATCTGGTTGTTGCCTCCAAAGCACCAAAGCGCATGCGTCTTGTCTTTCCGTGATTGGGATATATTCAATTTCAAAACTATCTTCTAATATATGCTCTTCAGAAAATCCATAAACCGGAGTAATAGCATTAGTTGAATTAATAGTATGGTTAGCATTAACACTAACGCGAGGCTTAAAGCATTTTTTGCCATCTTTTTCGGATAGACGTAATAAGAATTGATTGCCTGTATTTGTTAACCAATCTTCTAAATTTTCACTACCTGAAAAGACACCATTACATAAAAAATTATTTGTATTTAAGAAATTTGCCGCCGCCGTCATTGACGTTGTATCAATCATGTCATCAGGCAACCTTTGAGACTGTTTGATTAAATAAATAGCTAAATCAATAAAGTTATTACTACTACCTAATTGACTATCAAGAATACGGGTGACTTTTAACCCATCTTGAATAAAAGCGTAAACCTGCCTATCCCATGTTTTGTCATTATCTGCGTGTGTATTTGTATAACTTAGAGCTGTTAAGTCTGTAAATTTTCCATCAGTTCCACAATACGAGGGACAAATCCAAGGCTCTTTATTTGCAACTGTTGTGATGTGATAACCGGGAACCCATGAACTAGCCCTTTGACCATAAGCTCTTTTCCATGTTCCAACCCTGCAAGCTCTTTGATAAAGCTGATTTTCTTTTATATCTCCTAGTTGTCCCTGACTAAGAATTAATTGCAAATTAACCGTTAATTCATTTGTAGTTGAATCATTTTCAAATCTTCCAGATGAACAACCCGGCGCAACAAAAACGCCCCCAACGTCAGAACTTCCAACAGTAACGCGCCTACAAAAAACAATAGGTATTGGCTCGCCTATTTCAATAGCGCGTTGTCTTACATCTAATGAGGTATTCCCCTTTCCAGCTGAATCAGTCAAATTATCACCTACCATACCCGACTGAAAGGGTAGCAACTGGAGGGGGTCTGATACTTGAATGTTCATAGTCTTATTGGTACTCCTAGTAAATCAGTGGTATAGCGTCTCGGGGGCGCGGAGGCTCCCACGGGTGAAAGAGATGAACCTAAATTTACAGATAACGTCGTAAAATCTCCCCCGATACTTGTTATCACTCCTAAGAAATTAATAATTAATGTTTGACTAGATTGAGGTGCATTATTAGATAATCTGCTATCAAATTCGTACACCTTCAACTCTACTAAATACTCATTATTTAAGGCTTCCGTTAATGCATTGATGGCCGTTGTGGTGGCTGGAAGAGTTAAAGCAACTGTATTGCCACCGCTTGCACTAGATGACATCAACCCGTCTGCTGTGAATGGGAAATAAGACCAACTTTTAGAGCTTAAAGAAATAGTTGAATTGACATAATAAGACTGCCAAAGTTGCTTATCTGTTGATCCTGTATAGATCCTTAAATACTGTGCTTGTGCTCTATTGCTCATTAGCTAATCCCCTGGAAACGACGACCGCCCGCTGACCTTGAGTTACTAAAGACAGAAGCGGAGAAACTAGACAAAGCAGATTGAAGGTCGTTAACAGTTACATACTGTTGACCATTAGACATCTGCATTACTGGACCTGTTTTTATGTTGATGTTTGGGCTACCTCCAGAAACAAAACCACCCTCCGCAAAACTTGGAATAGCTGCCCCGCCTCTTAAACCTGAAAGATAGTTATTAATAAAACCGCCCATCTTGTGACTAGGGACAATATATTCACCGCCTGCTTTCCCTTCTCCTACGACTGCTAATTGTGGACCGTTTACAAAACCACCCTCTGCGTATCCCCGAACATTTGAATTATTTGATTGGCTATCATTAGCTGCTTTTTTCCCTCTTCTAATAATTCTCATAATTTTATTCCACCAATTCTGTAATGTTCTAGTGACAGCATTAGCCATTTTTTTTATTTGGTTTGGTATCCAGTCAAACGCTGCTTTAAATGGCGCGATAATTATATCTTTTGTTTTTCCCCAATGTTGCTTAAATCCTGCAATTACTTTATCGCGTAGTTCACCAACTTTTTTCATTGATTCTTGAAAGAAATTTCCAATGGCTGTACTTACTCCTTTGATCATTTCCCAAACTCCTTTTCCAATATTTACAAAGACTTCTCTAAACCCTTCAAATTTCATCAAAGCAGCAATTAAACCAGCAACCGCAACCGCACCAAGAATAAACGGGGCTGCAGGGCCAGTAAATACAGCCGCGACAATTAAACCAACCGCCTTTATCTTTGCGACGATTGCAGCAAAGCCAGCAACGACCGGACCCATAGAACCAACCCAACCAGAAAGCAGTGCTATAAATTTCATTCCAGCTAATCCAGCCATTGCCCCTTGAATTGCTCCAAAGGCAGTTACAACCAAACCTAAAGGAACGACTAAAGCAGCAGCAGCAACGCCAAGAGCACCCACTCCTACAATCAAAGCTTTTATTGGCCCCGGTAATTTATTAAATAAATTCAAGACAAAAGTTAACGCCTGAGTTAAAGGAGTTATGACAGGGATCAATATGGTTCCTATTGTTGTCGCTAAATCTTCCTGAGCTTGCTTAAACCTTTTAAATGAGTCAGGGGGTGGCGCTTTTAATTCTTTCAACTTATCCATCGCTTTAATAATTACATCCGTTGTAATCATTCCGTCAGAAGAAAACTGCTTAAGTTCCCCAACTTGTATTCCTAATGTCTCTGCTACTGCCTGACCTATCGCAGGCAATCTCTCCATAACGCTCCTAAATTCATCACCTTGCAATACTCCAGAACCTAAAGCCTGACTTAATTGCAACATGACACCTTCAGTATCAGCCGTTGAAAGATTCATCCTTAAGGCTGCCTGATTAACACCTTCAAAAGTTTTCTGAATGTTTTCTAAGGAAATACCCATAGGGCGCAATCTTCCAAACAAGTCAGCTACTGCCTTTGCTGATCGCTGTTGACCCATCCCGAACTTTTGCGCCGCTTCACTTGCGAACTGTTGAACTCTTGCTGTTTCGCCGTATTCGTCAGCTAAAGCGGCAATAGTTTTTTGTGTTCTTTGTGCATCAATACCCGCTTTTATAAACCCAACTGCTGCCGCTTGCGCTCCTAATGAAGCGATAACGCCACCTAACGAACTAGATGCTTTTTTTAATCTGTCGAAGGCGCCAGCAGTCTTTTTACTTGAACCTGCAACATTATTTAAGCCTTTCTGCAATCCTCTAAGTTCTTCTTCCCCCTTTACGTTTGCCTTAATCGTTAAGGCTGTGGTCATATCAAGAGCCATTTCTATTTACTACGTTCGCTTAGTATTTCCACTACTTTAGCTTCTATTAGCTGAACGTCCGACAATATCTCTAAAGGATTTTTAACTTTTTCAATATCCATAAGCTTAAATAGCACGTTGTAATCAAGACCAAGTAAAACACCTTGATCAGTTCGCCATTGGGTTTGAATTTTTAAAAAGAAAGTTATTGCCTCTAAAGCTTGCGGGATAATTTCAAAATCATCTGATTGTGTCATTTCATCAGGCAACGTCAAACCAAAGGCGGCGGCATCCTCGGCTAATCCATCTTTTGACGGTGGACCATTACACCAATACTCAGCCGCCTCAGTTAGTTTTTTGCTTTTGCCTCTACTAACGAATCAAAATAAGATTCAATAATTGCACTGGCAAGCATTGGAATATCTAAGATTTGCTTTTTAGTTTTATTAGAAAATGGAACGGGTGCGCCTTCACCATCTTCAATACCTTCCCAACCTACTAATACTTCATTAGCGATTGATTGATCAGTGATCCCACTAGTGTCCTCTTCCCCCTCTTGGATTGACTTCACGCGCTTTTGGACTAACACTTGAATCTCGTTAATTCGCGTTTGTGGGAGCTGTTTAAACTGAGCATCAAATGATTGCTCTTTTCTTGTGCCGTTTTCAGGTTGGTAAAATGTAACGGGCCAACTATAAGAACTGGAACTTTTTAAAACAAATGACATACGAAAACATTAGCCATACGTAGACTATAGAACTTTATTAAATTAGCAAGTTTACATCGTTACTATTTGAACTTCATCATTACCAGTTGAGCCGGGTGTTGGTACAAACGGTAGATTTAACATTTGTATACCCGAATCATCGGAATAAGTTGGGTTTCCAATGTCACAAATAGGCATTACTAAACCAATACGGTTGCCACTGGCAGTTCCGTGAAGACAAGAAACGACGCCCGTCGTATTGTCATTTGCAATGGTGAAATAATCCTTCTGTGCAATGGTGGGCGCTTCTATCACAATCTCACCGGCGGGGGCTCTGTTTGTGAGAATCACACTTTTTTCAGCTCCTACTAATTCCCTAGCTGTAATGTCATTATTCATTTCAACGCTCAGGGCTTGTATAGCTGCTGATGTGTAATCAAGAACGGCTGAAGCTGTTGTGTTTCCTTGTTTAAAGAGTACGGGTGTTGTCTGATTGGTATATGTTCCGCTTAAGGCTGTATCAGTAGGGCTGTTATAAGTCCCTGTCATGTTGAAAGTTATTGTTGGTATTGCATCGGTTGAAAGTGATATAGAAAAACTACCGCGACAACCTGTGCATAAATGTTGGACACCAGAGTTATTAAACTTAATAGTACAACTCTCAAACGACGAACTTACAGGGGCGTATTTGTTACCTGCTGATATTGAATAACCTGATGATGAACCGGGTACGAACGTCGCGCTTGATGCCACGACCGTACACACTTTTGTTGTGCCGTTATAGGCGGTAATTAATCCAGAATGTCCGTTACCTGTTCCTGATGTAATTTCAATTCTATGACCGACGTAATAACCATCTGTTGAGCTTGGTCCTGATGCTGCAAGAGTAATACTGTTTGCACTTCCGGCCTGACTGCTACCAGTAACTGCACTTCCTAAAGCCTGAACATTCATACCGCAACTTCTCAAAAGCGCGTCAATTTTAGAGGCCGTTGCTGCTGTTCCTGAGCCTGCATATTCAATTTCTGCTGTTATTGCAACCCTTGTATTAGCTAATAGCTGGTCAGAGTTTCCTAAATAACTTCTAATTAAATCTCTAGAAATAGTTTCCGATTCAATCGGGGTGACATCAATTGAACGACATAAAACAGCGTCTGTTCCCGCTGGGTTGCTTGAGGTTCCATAACTACTTTCAATCTTCACGGCTAATAAGCGTGATCTACTCAGCAATGCCATTTGTTAAAACCTCAAACGCTCAAATTAATGTTGCTTCTA